CCACCTATTTTTGTTATCCATAACTTTAGCTATTTAGTGGGGTGCTAGATATAAATATATGGCAAGACCAACCAAACCAAATAAAATAAAGGAGCTACAAGGCACACTTCGAAAATGTAGATTGCCTGCCAACGAGATGCAAACTGCAAAAGTTGAGGTGTTGCCAAACGCTCCAAGTTTTTTGAATCAAGAAGGTGCTGATGAATGGGAATTGGTTGTAGGTGAGTTATCAAGAATTAAGATGCTACACATTACTGACCTATCTATTTTAGCTGCTTACTGTAATGAAATAGGGACTTACCACGCTATTGCGAAAGAGCTTGATGGCAATTATACCGAAAGGACTTATGACAAAGATGGAAAATTGAGAGCATCAAAGATAGCACCCAAATATAAAGTGATGCAAGCCGCTCTACAAAATGCGTTGAAACTTGCAAGCAAGTTTGGATTCAGTCCTGCGGACAGAGCTTCCCTTAGTATGCCCGACCAAGAAGAAGAAAAAACTGATGACTTTAATTTCTTTGGATAATGGAACTAAAAGAATGTGACACTTTTTATTTTGATGAAGCTGCTGCTGATAGGGTGGTGGCTTTTGTTGAAAGACACATCAAGCACATCAAAGGAGAGAAAGGCGGTCAGCCGTTTCTACTAGAGCCATTCCAGAAAAAGATAGTTCAAGATTTGTTCGGTTGGAAATACCGAGAAACAAACCTCAGAAGATTTAGAACAGCTTACATTTGCCTACCAAGAAAGAACGGAAAGTCAACTCTTATTTCTGCTATCGCATTGTATATGTTGTGCGCTGATGGTGAACCCTCGGCTGAGTGTTATGTTGCTGCTGGTGATAGACAACAAGCTGGTATCATCTTTGATGTTGCAAGTTCAATGGTTCGTTCAGATAGCCAACTCAATAACAATTTGAAAGTATTTAAAAGCTCTGTAATACACGAGAAAAGCAATTCATCATTCAAGGCAATAAGCGCAGAAGCAAGTTCCAAGTTTGGTTACAACGCTTCGTTCGTTTGTATGGATGAGTTCTTTGTTCAGAAAGATGCACAGCTTTGGGATGCGCTTACTACTTCGGTAGGTGCTAGAAGACAGCCCTTGACAATCGCAATCACAACTGCTGGCTATAATAGAGAAAGCATTTGTTTTAAGACTGAGGAATATGGTCGCAAAGTTTCAGAGGGTGTCATTGATGATTCAAGTTTCTACTATGTCAAATTTTCGTGTCCTATGGATGTTGAGTGGGACAGTGAAGAAGCGTTGAGGTTAGCCAACCCAGCTTTAGAAAGTGGTGTCGTTAAACTTGACTATCTAAAAAGAGAGCAAGAGAAAGCTGTAAAAATGCCAAGTTATGAAAACACATTCCGAATGCTGCATCTTAATCAATGGATGAGTTCAGCTTCTAAATGGTTAAGCGATGTGCAATGGATGGAGTGCAACTTTGAAGAAGTTACAATTGAGCAGTTCAAAGGACAACGAGTGTGGTGTGGTCTTGACCTTGCATCTGTTCGTGATGTTTCGTGTCTTGTATTGTTAGCAGAGATAGATGAAAAGCTAGTGTGTTTACCATACTTCTGGACACCAAAAGAAACAGCATTTGTGAGAAGCCGAAGGGATGGAGTGGATTATATTGGTTGGGAAAAAGAGAATCTAATGGAACTTACAGAGGGCGATGTCACCGATTACAACTACATCAAAGAAAGAATCAAAGAAATTGCTGAGGTTGTAAACATTCAAGAGATAGCTTATGACCGTTGGAACTCCTCACAGTTAGTGATTGACCTTGTAAACGATGGACTTCCGATGATTCCATTTGGTCAAGGGTTTGCTTCAATGAGCGCACCAACAAAAGAACTTGAAAAAATTGTTCTTGCTAAGGAATTAAATCACGGAGGAAACAAAGTGCTTCGTTGGATGTGTTCAAACTTAGCAATGAAAACAGACCCAGCTGGAAACATTAAGATGGACAAAGCAAAGTCAAGTGAAAAGATAGATGGAATGATTGCTTTAGTTATGGCTTTGGGTTCTTATATGAACGGAAACACCACAGAAGAAAACCCTTATAACGACAGAGGTTTCGTGTTTATTTAGGGAAGTGTTTTGTATCTTTGTAGTATAGTTTTATTTTATGGGATTATTTGATTTTCTCCGTTCAGAAAAAAGAGATAACGGAAACACTTTTCTAAAAGTCAACTCTCCATTATTTGGCGCAAATGCTGGAGTTGCTGTTGACAAAAATTCTGCTCTTTCTTTCTCGGCTGTTCTAGCTTGTGTTCGTGTTATCTCTGAGAGTATCGGCTCACTACCTATCCACACTTATCGAGTGGAAGAAGATGGGGACAGAAAGCTAGACAAAGCGCATCCTGTTTCAAAACTGATTCAAAGACCAAACCAATATCAAACGACTTACAACTTCTTTTCGGTAGCAATGACAAACTTGTTACTTGAGGGAAATTGTTATTTCTTAATAGAAAGAGATGGAAGCGCACGACCAACAGGCTTGATTTATCTTAATCCAGACAAGGTAGATGTGATTCCATTCGAAGGAAACTTATTCTATCAGCACACTGACTTTGAGCAACCGATTCCACAAACTGATATACTTCATTTTCAAGGAACAGGGTTTGATGGTAAAAAAGGAAAGTCAGTTCTTAAAATGCAACAAGACACAATCGGACTTTCGTTAGGTGCTAACATAACAGCAGCAACTTACTTTGGACAATCTGCTCAAGTTGCTGGAGTATTAAAGACTGATCATAAGTTAACTGACGAACAAATTCAACGATTAAGAAATTCTTGGAACTCAAGACATCAAGGACCATATAACTCAAACAAGACTGCAATCTTAGAGCAAGGAATGGATTTCAAACCTATTTCAATAAGCGCAAATGATAAGCAGTTGCTACAATCAAGACAATTTCAAGTTGAAGAAATTGCGAGAATTTTTCGCACACCCCTCAGTTTGATTGGTCATCTCGAAAAGTCAGCAAATCATAACTCAATAGAACAACTATCAACTGACTTTGTTCGCTTTACTTTGACTCCTTACTTAGTACAGCTAGAGCAAGAGATGAACATCAAACTATTTAGAGATAATGAGTTCGGAGAGTACGAGGTTAAGTTTGACACAAAAGGATTGTTAAGAGGAGATAGCAACGCAAGAGCTACTTATTATCGTGAGATGATGCAGATAGGAGCTTTGTCAATCAATGAGGTTAGACAAGCGGAGCAACTAAACAGGATCGGTGAAGAAGGTGATGTTCACTATTTCCCTCTTAACTTCGCACCTATAGGAACAACAGAAGAAAGCAATGACTGATTTTCCAACTAAAGGAGAGGATAAAAAGATTAGTCTTAGAAACTCAAATCATCCTCAGTTTGATTTTGATTTTGCTTCAAATGTCAAAGAACAAACTCCAGAAATTTGGAAAGCTGGAGGAAACATAAGAGGAAATGAAGCTTTTAAGCTTTGGGATAGAGCAAGAGATGGAGATGACAGTCCTTCGGTTTTAGAATGGATAAAAGAAAGAGAAGCCTGGATTGCTAGACACTTTGAAGATGGAAAGCAATTTGAAGGCGATACAGAGCCGAACTTATCAAACATTGGTGGTGTTGTAGCTCAAATGAAATGGGGAACAATTGGAGTTCTTGGAGAGCAAGGAATGAAGGATGTTATTTTAGAGATGACAAAAAAGCTAGAGGGTAAAAAAGAAGAAAAGCAGTTGAACGCAACTGTCACAAAAGCTCTTGAAAATAAAGTTGAAGAACACAACGATAAGGTCAAAGATTTGGATGTTGATTGGAATCCAAGAATTACATTCAACAAAATAGTTAAAGTTTTTGAGAGAGGTATTGGAGCTTATAAGACAAACCCTCAAAGTGTTAGACCAAATGTTGGAAGCCCAGAACAGTGGGCTTACGCAAGAGTAAACTCTTTTCTTTTCGCATTAAGAAAAGGAAGATTTCAAGGCGGCAAACACGACACAGATTTACTTCCTCCAAACCATCCAGTTAGGGAGGATATGGAAAAAAAACTTATTATAGTTATGGAAAAAGAAAACAGAGATTTAGTAGGCACAATGATAACAGATGGAATCGAGATGCCACTTTACACAACCATTGAAGAAGCTGAGGAAATAGCTAAAGAGATGGGCGGAGAAGGACACCACGAACACACTCTAGATGGTGTAACTTATTATATGCCTTTCAACTCACACGATGAAATCAAAGCTGCTATGGAAGCTGAGATGATGGAAGAAAACGACCACATCGAAGGACACGATGAAGAAGATGACAAGCCAATGGGATATCGTTCAAACCCTAATGCTGAAGTTAGAACATTCACAATTGAGAATCTAGAATTTAGAGCTGAAGAAGATAATAATGTTGTAGTTGGTTATGGAAGTGTTTTTAATTCTATGTCAAATGATTTAGGGGGTTTCAGAGAAGTTATTGCTCCAACTGCTTTTGAAGGTAGGCTTGAAGATGATGTTCGTTTCTTATTCAATCACGACCCTAATATGTTACTAGCTAGAAGCACAAATGGAACTTTGAAAATGTCAGTTGATAAAGTTGGTTTAAGATATGAAGCTCAAATTCCAGACACTTCAACTGGTCGTGATGTTTTAACTTTATTAAGAAACAACACACTAAATCAAAACAGCTTTGCATTCGTTGTTGAAGATGACTCTTGGGAAGTTCGAGATGGTATGAATATCAGAACTATCAACAAAGTATCTATGTTAGCAGATATTTCACTTGTCTCGTATCCAGCGTATAATGAAGCTAAAACTGTTGCATTGCGTTCAATGGAGGAATGGAAAAAAACAGAAAATGAAAAGGTTTTGAAAGAGAACCTTGAAAAAGAGAAGGAAGAAAGAGAGAAGGAAGATAAGGATTTAACAAAACGCTCTCTCGCTGAGTTGCGTTTGTCAATCATAAATAAAAAGTAATTTAATTTTTAAAACTGAAAAAAAGATGAAAACATCTAAATTTTACACAGAGGAGCGTTCTGTTGCAGTTGAGAAAATGGAAGCTATCGTAGACTCAGCGAAAGTTGAAGGTCGTGAGCTTACTGATTCAGAAACTAAAGAATTTGATTCTCTAAATGAAAAAGCTAACTCTTTAGAGGGTATGGCTAAAAGAGCTGCTTCATTTGAGGCATTACAAGCAAACAAAGCTGCTAAATCAGAGCCAGTTATTGAGGACACTCCGAAAGAAATTCGTGAATTCTCTTTTGCTAAGGCAATGGAGCAAGCTGCATCTGGTCGTTTGGAAGGTCTTGTTAAAGAGATGGACCAAGAGGCTAGAAACGAAGCTCGTTATACAGGACAATCTTTCAAAGGTATTGGAATACCAGCATCTGTTTTAACTCGTGCTGCTGTTGCAACTTCTGCTGGAAACGCTACTGAGGTTATGGCTTGGACTGACCAACTTGAAGCAAACTTAGTTCTTGCCTCTGCTGGAGCAAACTTTTACTCTGGAATATCGAATATGAAATTCCCAGTATTTAGCGCAATCAACTCTGGTTTCGTTGCTGAAACTGGCGGATCTGCTCCTAGTGCTGCAGGTACTGCTACAAGCGTAACATTAAGCCCAAAGAAATGTATTTCTATTGTTAATGTTTCTGCTGAGGCTGTAACTCAAAACCCTTCTATTGAAGCTGCTTTGAGAAGAAATATGGCTGCTAGTGTTGCTGCACAATTAGAGCTTGCATTGTTAGGAGATTCAGATTTATCAAATGCTCCAACATCTATTTTCTTGGATGCTGCTTCACAATCTGTTGCTGGTTCTGCTCCTACTATGGCTGAGCTTTTAAATATGGAATCTACTTTGTTAGGAAACGGTGTAAACTTACAAGGAGCTAGAATGGCTTGGTTGTTAGATTCTGGTGCATTAGCTGAAGCAAAGAAACTTGCCCAAGTAGACAATGTATCTGCAGCTTATGATAACTCAGATAAGACTTTCTTAGGTTACTTTGCATTTACTTCATCTAATGTTGGTGGTGGTTCTGGAACTGGAACTAACTATATGTTAGGAGATTTCTCGAAAGTTCACATTGCTCAGTTTGGTGGTTTAGATGTGATTTATGACATCTACACTAATGCTGGAACTGGTGAACCTCGTTATGTTATCACTTCTCTTGTAGATGGTGATGCAGTACAAAATGATACTGCTTTTGTTAAAATTGACAATGCATAATTGATTTGATAATTGGAGGAGGGTTTCGACTCTCCTCCATTTTTACCAACAAAAGATATGATTACTAACACAGATTTAGGTATTGCAATAACGACTGGATATGGAAAGTTAAGGTTGAAAACAGCCCCAACACTAACTCCAGTATCTGTTGCGGAGGCAAAAACACATTTGCGAATTGATAGTTCATTCACTGCTGATGACACTTATATTGAAACGCTTATTAGTGTAGCTACTTTAGCTGCTGAGAATTACACAAATCTGGCTATAATGCAACAAACTTGGTATTTGTTTATTGATTCCTTTCCAGATTATTTTAATCTTTTAAAGGGTTCTCTTAATGATGCAGAGGTGAATTCAATTAATTATTCTGATCAAGACAATGTTAATCAAACTTTACACGCTTCGAATTATTTTATAGATGGTAATATAAAACCAGCAAGAATTTACTTTGCTCCTGATGCAACTATTCCAAGTACTTACGACAAACCAAATGCAGTGACAGTAGATTTTACGCTTGGATATACTGCTGCCAATCAAGTCCCAGCTCCTATCAAACAAGCTATACTTTTAACAATTGGTAGATTTTACGAATTAAGACAAGATGTTGTGACTGGTACTATCGCCACTGTTATTCCTAGGACAGTAGAATACTTATTGAACCCTTATAGAGTACAAGGATAATGTTAATTGGCAAACTAGATAGGTTAGTAGTAATAAAACAAGCTACATTCACGCAGGATGCTTATGGTGAAAACATTGCAAGCAACTCAACTCTTGCAACTGTTTGGGCTAGGTTTGAATTTGAAAAGGGAAAGGTAGGTTATGAAGCAGATACTTTTATTGGAACTGCTCCAGCAAAGATGACAATTCGCTACCGTTCTGACATTCAAATTTCTCCAAAACATTATATAGAATACAACTCAAAAGATTGGTTCATCCGATCTGTTGAGGAGATAGGTAGAAAAGAGGGATTGATTTTAAGAGTAGAAGAAAAAACAACTGATTAAGATGGCGGTAAGAACAGGAAAGCAGCTAATGGGTAGTGGGGGTCATAGACCTTTAGTTGGTATGAATATTGATGAAAAAGAATTAAAACAAATTATCAACGATTTAGATAAATTATTGCCACATAACAGAGGTACAAAAACAATAGTGAAACAAGCTATGCGTAAGGCAATGAAGCCAATGTTAGCAAAGCTAAAAGATTTAGTTCCTGTAAAAACAAAACAGCTTAGAAAATCTTTAGCTATTATAAGCGGAAAAGCGAGAGGAAATATTTTTCCAGCAGTTTATGTAGGTCCAAGAGTAAAAAACGCTTACAAGTCAAAAGATAAGAGTGGTTTTTATATGTATTTTTTAGAGTATGGAACTGCTCAAATTCAAGGGATGCGCTTGTTTGACAAAGCGAAAAGCGCAACAGAGCAACAAGTTTACAACTCAATCATTCCAAGTTTGAGAGGTATTATTGATAGAAGATTTAAAAAGAAAGGTTTATAATGGATATAGGAAAAGCAATAAGTTCTATATTGAGAAACACTGCGGGAGTTTCGAACTATGTTGGTTCAAGGATATTTCCCCAAAAAATACCATTTGGAGAAACAATGCCAGCAATTACTTATTTTATAATTGACACCACTCCAAACAACACAAAGAACGGTGTTTCTACTTACGACTATGTGAGATGTCAGATTACTTCTTTTGGAACTACTTATGCACAAGCTCAGGATTTATCGGTTGAGGTTCGTGCGGCTTTAGACTACAAAACAGGAACGATTGAAGGAGTTCAGATAGATAAATGCTTTTTTGAAGATGCCAACGATATTTATGATGATAAATTTGGAGATGATGGAATTCACTATGTAGCTATGGATTTCAGATTTAACATAAATAGATAAGATATGTATAAAGTAAAAATAAAAAAAGACATTGAATGTAGAGGAATTGAATATAAGAAGGGCGAAACTTACGAAGTGCCTAGAACTGTTCGAAACTTTCTAAACTTTAACGATGCAATAGACACAACGAAAAAGAAATCTAAAAAGAAGGACACCCCTTCAGATTTAGACATTAGCTAATATTAACAAATAAAAAAAAAGAAAATGGCTATTTTTAACGGAACGGATTTAATCCTTACAGTTAGTCCTTCAGATGGGGGGGCTAACGCAAAATTAATGCACGCTACAAGTTGCTCTTTGTCAGTAAATGTAGATGCAATCGACACATCAACAAAAGACTCTGGAGGTTTCAGAGATATTATTGGAGGACAAAAGTCTTTCTCACTTTCTGCTGATGGCTTAATGGACTTTGCTGGTGTTGCTGCTGACACAGAACCAGATGAATTGTTCACTCAAATGATGGCTAGAACTTCTGTAACTTTTGTTTTTGGCTTGGCTTCTCCAGCTTCAGGTGATTACACTTACAGTGGCTCTGGTTTTATAACTTCTTTAGAGATGACTGGAGGAGTGGAAGATGCTCCAACTTATTCAGTATCAATTGAAGGAACTGGAACATTGACTCAAAATAATATTTAATTTATTTCGTTGGTGGGGATGGGCTTCGGCTCTCCTCACTAACTTAACTTTTAATACCAACGAAAAATGTTTGAAGTAGTAATACTTAACGAAAAAGACTATCCGATTAGATTCGGAATGAACGCTCTTAGAATTTATTGTAAAAGAACAAACACAAGTTTGCAAGACCTTGACAAATTAGGTCAAGACATATCTTTAGATGATGCTTGTCAGCTTATCCTTGCTGGATTACAAGATGGTGCAAGAGTAGCTGGAAAAGATTTTGACTTGACAATTGAGGACATTGCAGATATTTTAGATGAGGACTTTGAAGCACTTCAAAAGTGTTTTGATGTTTTTGGAGAACAGTTTTCTGCAAAATTCAAAGATGAGGGAAACGAGAAAGAGGAGAAAAAAACTCCTCAAAAGAAAAAATAGACTGGGATGATTTGGAAGCTATTGCCTACGGTTTTGGCTTACTACCCAAAGAATTTTGGAGCTTGACTTTTCACGAATTCTTTCTATTGCAGAGAGGTCGTAATGAACAGATCGAAATAAAAGAACGCTTTGAATGGGAACGGACAAGATGGTTGGCTTGTTTGATTTTACAGCCTCATAAAAAGAAAAATTCCAAGCTCAATCCAACTGATTTGGTGAAGTTTGAATGGGAGAAAAAAGAGGAAAAAATGGAACTCGAACAACGAAAAAAAGCTGCTGAG